TCACAGGCGGTTCGCCTTTTTGACCTTCTGAATCTCGGTCAGCGGCGGTGCGATGACGACTTTCTTCATGCCTTCGTAGAGCGGCTTGGCAGCAGGGTTGTTCTTCTCAATCTCATCGGCGATGTGTCGGAGGGCAAAGACGAGAAGACCAGCATCGCTCTCGGAATACGGTGTCAAGGCGCGGAGAATCAGGTCGGAGTAGTGCTGGAGGCCATGCGTGATGAGCTTCATGGCCTCCTTGGTCTTCCCTTCTGCAATGAGCTTGTTACCCCGGTCAACGAAGCTGCTCATGCGTTTCTCAAAGATGCTCATGGCGGTTCTCCTTTTTCTCGATGATGAAGTAGATGAGCTGGCAGAGAGCCAGCGCAACGGCAACGATGATGGCGGCGTAGGACAGCCAGTTCGTAAGGCTCTGGAGCATCACATCGAGCTGGCACAAAAATTCGTACATGGCTGATTCCTCTCAATCTTTATCGTGGCCTTTGAACTTCCGCTTCATGTTGCGGTTGGTCTCGTGGTGGGTCCAGCGGCAACAGTACGGATTCATGTTCTTGGCCTCATATTCTTCGAGCTGCTTCTTTCTGGCGGAAGACTTCTCGGCGTACTCCTCACAGTGGTCGTGGCATCCGGGATGCCGGCGGGCGCAGTCAGGCTGGCAGATGACGGCCATAGGTCACGCCCTCTTGAGCTTTCCCATGCGCCGGTCGATCTCGCTCTGGCTGAGGACAGCGATGGGAACGGAACGGTCCTTGCGGGCAAGATGTACGGCAGTCATAATCTCGCCGTAGTCATGGGGCGTAATGCCGGATACGGACAGGAACTCGGTGCGCTTGCTCTCATCGGCAACCTTCAGCTCCTCATGCAATGCCTGTTCGACGATGCGGCAGAGCTTGTTCACGGCGTACTCATGGTCTTCGGCATCCCATTCGAGGAACTGCCGGTAGTTGGCGAGCGATTCGTTCAGGAGCCGGGTCAGCCGATCTTTGCCGAACTTGAACGTGGTGCGGCAGGTGGCAGCCATGACAAGCCATGCAATCTTGCCGCCTTGGTCGCGGGCCATACGGAGCTGTTCTTCCCTGCGGTTGCGGGGGGCTTTCAGAACAGGCAGCCGGATATCGAGGTCGCACAGGCCGGTCAGGTCCTTCCGCATTGCATCGGTGGCCGCTTCCCTGCCGCCGTAACGGATGGCCGTGGCGTATTTGGCCTCGAACTCCTCCATCTCGTTGCAAGCCTTCATCAGCCGGTTTGCTCCGATACCTTCATTCTGGTGCATGGCGGCCACAATGCACCAGCAGAACACCTGCATGGCGTAGTCGCGGGCATCAATGCGTTCCTGATTGAAATTTTCAGTCTTTGCCATTTTCTTCTTCCTCCTCATAGTCATCCGGGTCAATGTCATACTCTTTCAAAAGCTCACGAAGATGGTCGTCCATTGAGTCGTAATCAAACATCACATCGCTGTTGTCGTACAGCGACCAAACGCAGACATCAACAATGTTGGGCGTGATCTTCTCGCTGGGAATATTGAAGATGTTCTCAAGCCGGAACGGAACTTCCTGCTGGATAAAGGCAAACAGAGCAGGTACTTTCGTAGCGTCAGCATCATTGTCAGCGCGAGCGTTCCACAGCTTGGCAGCCTGACACTGGGCGACAAACTTGCTGTCGTGCCAAGGCTGAACGAAGGCAACACGGCTCTTGGCACCACAACTGGAGCAGGAAATGCAGTAGCAGGTCGAGCCACTTCTCCGCTTTCCAATTACTCGCGCTCTGCCGCCGCAGAACGGGCAGGGCTTCAACTTGAGCTGTTCCATAGTCGTTCTTCCTCACTTTCTCGCGGCGGCCAGCGCATTTTCGAGGCCAAGGCTGATGACGATGGCAGCATCGACATCTTCGACCTCGTACTTGGAGAGCTTGTCAATGTAGTCGCCAACGCGCGTCTTGGCAACGGTGTGGACCTGCTCGCACAGGGCGATGGAGCGGAATCGGGCAGCCTCGATGCTAACGTGCGTGGGCAGAGCCTTCTTCGGCTTGGTGGTCAGGTAGACAACCTCCAGAGTGGGCGCGAACTTGTTGTTCGCTTCGTTGCTGACGATGATAGCCGGGCGGCCACTGTACTGCTCGCTGCCGGTTTCGTTGTCTTCGGGCAGGATGTGGTAAATCTCACCACGGTGAAAACAACCGTTCATAGGGATTCTCCTTTCTCTCAGTGCAGGATGTAGGACTTGCCGTTGTAGGTGACGATGTACTGTCCATAGACTCGTCCGTCATCCCGGCGGATTGCGTGGCGAACATTGAGCTTCGCGCGGTTCGGGTGCTTGATTCCTGCAATGCGGCAGACATACCGTTCGGCAGCACGGATGGCATTGTCGCCGGTCATGTCGTCCTTGGAGACGACGTAATAGCCTTTCTGCGCTCTGCGGGCAATCCTGACGTTGCTTGCTGAAATGGCCTCATCGCGGTTTCCGAACCATACTGCATAGCCATTCCGCTTACAGATCTCGTAGAACTCCCGGCGGTACACGACATCGAGGCGGTTGTTCCAGATGGTTCCTGCTGCATTCTCAGGCGGCTGATTTGCACCAATGGTGCTCCGGGTGCTGCCTACGATGATTTCGTAACCATAGTTGAAGAAGTCGTCCTTGCAGAAGAAGCTCTGGAGCAGGATGCGGATGACATTCCTCCCATCATTCAGGTCTACGCGGGCAATCTCGCACTGGCTGCAGCCCATGGTGGCAGTGTTGAAGGTGTACCCGGCCTTGAGGTAGCCAGCCACGATTTCAGTGAACTGGCGGTTGATGTCTGCGAACTTCATGTAACTTCCTCCTGTCAGTAGCAGTGGTGAGCGGTGTTGATGATGCTGCGAACCATCTTTTCGACGGCCTTATCGAGCGGGCAGCTCAGGAGCGGCAGCTCTTTGTCATTCACGATCTCGCTTTCGATTATCCAGCCGTGCTCGTCGCGGGCCTCAACCCAGCACCTGCCGTTTTCGTCTCCGAGCTTTACAGCAAACGACAGCTCTGCCTCATCGCAGTATTCGAGGTAGCTCCAGAAGATTCTAGCCTCGTTCTTGTTGATTCGTCTGACCGTCCACTCCCAGTTGGGGTCGTTCTTGTTGGCCTCTGCGACCAAGCTGTGAATCAGGTCCTTGTGCTCACGCAGATCAAACATATCTTAGCCCTCCTTAACCAGCTCCATGAGCTTGAAAACGCGGTTCCACTGCTCCTGATTCATACAGCCACCGTTGTTCACAAAGTTCTGTGCGAATGCGATCTCAGCTTCCATCTCGGCCTTGCTCATTTCGTTGATGCTTTTCATAACGTCGTCCTCCGTGATTAACATATCTGTTGATTGTGTTGTTGTTTTTGGTAACTTTATTATCGCACAGATTCATTCGTTTGGCAAGCGAAAAATCTACGGTATAACATATTTTTTTGTGGCCACAGCAAATGCAGTCAACGCACGAGATAACAATGCGTTGACTGCGAAACATTATGCTTTCTGGGCGTTTCTCCTCATAATTCTGTCGAGCAGATGTACGCTGGCAAATGGAACAGCGTGCCATGCGGCTGCCACGAGCCGGTTCAGCAGAGCCTTGTCCTTCCGCAGCTCGCGGATGTACTCGTCAGGCGGGTTTCGCAGATTCTCCTGCTCGGAGAGGATGGTTGCATTGCAACGCTGGCAGAACTCCATGACCTGCGCGATTTTGTAGACGATCTCGCCAGAGTCATCATCGGTGCTCTGGTTGTCGTGGATGCGCAGGACTTCGCAGTGGTAGTCGCAGTTGAACTCGAACAACAGGCAGAAATCGCTGCCTTCGAGGTAGCCGAGGAGCATTTCGGCCTCAATAGGCTCCAGCTTCATGCCGTAGGTGTCATCGACAATACGGATGAGAAATTCGGGCGATTTAACGATGTCCATTAAATACTCCTTCCTGTTTCCAATTCGGCATCATGCTGCTCATTCATGCGATTGCTCATCGCTGGGCCTCCTATTGAAGTAGTCCACAGGGGATGCGCCGAAACAATCGCAAGGGATGTTGTTAAAGCTGACGATTGCGCCGCACTCCAGCTTGTTGGTGCAGGCAATGAAATCGGGACCTTTCTGCATCAGTCTAATCGTGACAGGTGCGCCGCAAAACGGACAAGGTTTGCAACCATTAGAGATATGCGCTTTCATTCAATCACCTCAGGCAGCTTAGGAAGCGGCATCCAAATGGGGTATTGGTCAGGGAATTGTGCGACCGTATCAAAGTCCCATGTTTCGACAGCGCCTTCAAAAGCACCGCACTCCTCTACGGCAAGAACTTTGCCGTGCTCATCGGCATCCTCCTCGGTGGGAGGAGTCACATCGGTATTCCTCCAATGCAGACGGTTCGCCAAATTGAGCAGAGCGACGGCATCGTTCATCTCACGCTCATTCTCGCAGTGGATGGTCACATCGAACTCGCTGTTGTACGCATGGGCTTTACCGTCCTCGCCAAACCAAATGCAGATTTCATCAGACATTGTTACTTACCTCCTGCTTGATGTGGTCGCGGGTGCGCTGCACCTTGTAGGATTTGACGCTCTGGATTTCTTTGGCGGTGATACAATACATATCTTTCATCCAGTTCAGATAGCAAACGAGTTCACCAATGCTGGTTTCAAGGCTGCTTTCAGCGGTTTGACGACGGATTTGAAATTCATCTTCAGGCATATTCGGGTTATTGGCGACATCGTAGTCAACTCGACGCAGCTTGTTGATATTCTTGATAGGCGCGGCCAAATGCCAGATACAAGACAGGATGTCTGTGGGCGGCGCAAAGTGTTCGGCCCATGTGTCGATATACTTGATGTCGAGAGAGAGCAGGTATTCCATCTGCTCGACCATGATTTCGACATCAGCAATCTCCTCGGCGATGTGCGTAGCGTTCTCCTCAGCAAAAGCCTGAATCAGCTCAGCAAGCTCCTCAGTGAAATGATTTATCTGCTGATTCCGACCATAATGGATTGCATTCACCAGATTCATCCCGGTGATTTCTTTGTCAGTCATTACAGCCGCCACCTTTCGCCTGACGCTTGAACTCGGAGGCATCAACGACAATGCTGTCGGTACGGCTGTAAATGGTGTCGGCAAGTGCCTTTCCGTTGGGGCCAAGCATAGACTCAAGCGCATTGACAGCAACCTTCATGGCGACAATAACGAACGGCAAGTCGTCAAACGGATAGCTCTGGGCAAACTCAAGAGCACCATTGCCCATTTCGGCAAGAGCGCGACCAATGACGTCGTGTGCCTCATCGCTTTTGCCAGCCAGAATCGCAAACTGCACCTGCGTGTTGTAGGGAACTTTCTTCTTGTTCATAGTCTCAAACCTCCATCAAAGATACTGTGCCATGCGTTCCTCGAATCTGTCGCGGTAGCCATTGCACAGGTGAATCAGCCATTCGGACGAGAGTGCGAAAAACAGATGCCCGATAATAGCTTCGTATACGGCGGATGACACGACCAAATCATGGTGGATGCAGTAGGCGGTCCAGAGGGCATAGAGCTGTTGCCTATTCTTCTCGCAGGTCGGGTCGTTGTCCTTCGTGAATGCTACGATGGCGCAGTATTCGGCGTTTTCATCCATTCAGATCACCTCCAATATTAGGCGAGCCATACGCCCATCACATCATCGAACTTCGGATAGTAGTTGCGGCACAACTCGCGCCGCTGCTCCAGCGAGAGAGCATTGAACAGGTCAAGCAGGACAGCATCGTACATCGCGGTATCGACATCGAGGTCGTTGTGCATACAGTAGACGGTCCACAATGCAAGAAGTTGGTTCCGGCAGGAATCGAGGCCAAAATCGGTCGTGTCGTCCTTGACATAATCAATGAGGAACTGCCATTCGGATTTCTCATTCATCCAAATCACCTCCAATCTTGTAGGTCTTGCTCTGCTCCTTGCCGGTCCCTTTTCGGTATTCGGCAATCCAGACGGTCTTCCCGTTCCTGTAATGCCGGAAGTGACCGCGAACGGTGAAGGAGCAGCTTGGGCTTGCGTGGTGGCCTTTGGGAGCCACAGAAAGCCGCTTTCCAGACGAGTGAAGGATGTAAGTGGTGCCGACAGGATTCCACCTTGTAGAGCGTTTGTGGCCGGTGTGAGCTTTCGGCTCATGCTCCACTTCGGTGGCGGTAGGTGTTTCAGATGCGCCGTAGGCCATCAGAGCCATCAAGGAGCCGTACACGGTCAAAGCACCCTGTTCGGTTTCGGCAGGGTTGCAGTCAGCAGGGAGCGTACTTACTTTCTTCTTCCACAGGCCGTTGCCAAGAGGAGCGAAGACAACGTGTCCGAGCTTCCGGCTGGGGCTATCGAGGTAAAGCTTCAGCTTCTTGTCAGAGCGGAAGCACTTGATGGAGATGCCACTCTCGACAATTTGGATTTCCACTTCTCGCAGGGAAACCGGCATCGAACGAACCAGATCGTTGTGCTCATCCCGCCATGCGAGGAGCTTTTCGATGTCTGCCGCTGTGACCACAATCTTGTCCATCATCGTGCATCCCTCCCAACGAATGTGCCGGCATAAAGCCGCCCGCCGATCATGTAGTGGTAGTATTCATGCCCACGCTGGATGTCGGCCTGTCTGCCGGGCATGGGCCGCAGAACCAGCGGATGCCCAGCAACCTGCACCACATACTCTCCAGCGGGGATGAGCGCTGCCATCCACGGCTCCACCGGGCTGGCCCGCGCAGGGCATCCATCCATACAGCAGGTGGCAGTAATCGGGTCCACGTTCATGGTGAACATGGAAAGCTGCTCATAGCTACTCATAATCACACCCACGCCGGTTCGACGGGCGACTCAGGCAGGCTGCACAGCCAGTCAATCACATCCTGCGGGACTTCTTCCGTCAACCACGAGTGGCCGTACTTGTAGCCGCAGACCGGGCAGGGCTTGCCGAGAATGCCATCAGGGTGTTCCTCAGGATGGAGCCAGCCGAGGGTCTTTGTTTCGGTCGCACCAGCCATTCCGGGATAGAGAGGCTTCTGCGGTTCGTAATACAAAGCTGCATCGCCGGAGATTTCGTGAGGAAGCGTAAGGCTGTACGGCAACTTAGCAACTTCGATCTGGTTGTCGTTAAGGGCTGCGGTCATGCCATCACAGAGCATCTTCCACGAGCTTTTCTTCATGGATTCCTGCCGCCGAAGTGTTTTGCTGTTCAGCCGATAGTGGTATAGCGTGACAGGCGTGACAGCCAGCTTGTCCCAGCCAAGTTCCTTCTGGTGCTTGCAGTACGGACGCATATCGTTCAAATGCCACTCGTCCCAGATGGAGCAGAACTTGTCGAGCATTTCCTGCGTCCATTCATCGCAGGGGCGGCCTTCGCGGATTTCATCAACGCACTGACCAGCACCACCACGGCAGTTGCCGCTCGGCATGGGGCCGATAACTCCGACGATGCTGAGTCTGCCATTCTCAAACTGGATTTCGCAGAACGCCCGTGCGGTCGCTCCATTGCCGCTGCGGGTGTAGACCTTGCAGAAACACGGACTAACGACCTTTTTCATATCATTCTCTCCCCTTTCGTGCTTCTTCTGCAATCTTGTCAATGTTGCGGTTGAGCAATTCGTTCATGTCCAAGAGCCGCTGTTCGAGGATTTCAAAGAACTGCTTCGTGACGGTCTCCCTGCTGAT